TGCGATTGATCAGTTAGAAGTTGTGAAATGGTTACAAGCTCATTGGTCAGACAATAGTGTTTCCTGTACAGTGTATTATCGTAAGGAAGAACTACCTGAGATTAAGAAGTACCTTGCTAAGAACTACAAGAACAATCACAAGTCCTTGTCTTTCCTGCTACACAATGAACATGGTTTCCATCAAGCACCATTGGAGGAGATTACTAAGGAGCAGTATGATGAGCTAGTCGCTAAGACTCGTTTGATTACTAAGATTGATGAAGCAACCTTTGACGGAGGGGACGAGTGTGCCAGTGGTGCATGTCCAGTTAAATGAAGATTGAACTGCTATGCTTGACTGAGAATGAGGATGGGTCTGCTGATATGGAAGTAGAGCTAGACGAAGAAGCTAAGATTCTTCTCATTCAGGTGGGCTTAGAAACCCTGCTCACCAGAGCAATTGATAAATACAAGGAAGAATCAAATGAGTCTTGAACTATATTTTCTCACTGGATTTATGGTGGGTTTTGAATATGTCGCTGAGTATGATGACTGTCGACATCTAATCGTAGACGTAGGAATATTTAGACTACTGTTTTCTTTTGAGCTGTAACTTAAGAGCCCTCTTCGGAGGGCTTTTTTCATTGGAACGGACGAGTACCAGCCTTATCAATAATTAGAGCCTGTCTTCTGGGCTTATCAGCAGTACCGTTAGGAACGCTTATATGCGTCCAGGAGCTGAATTCTTCGATGATTTGATCGAAGGGTATATCCGAAGCAATGCAAGCCTCTACGACCTGTTTAGGGGTCATTCCAGGGACTCTGATATCAGCAGCACAACCTAGCCTATGCTGGCTAGTGTCCTTGCTACCGACAGAGTCGTTGACTGGTTTAGATCTAAAGCCTGAGTTAATCATTATTGGCTTACCTAATAGAGTTCTAACCTGCTCAAGCAAAGCTGCTAAGCGAGTTAAGTTAGCAACCTCACTGGCATTAGGGGTATTGTCTAAGTTTTTACGCTCAGCTACTTCTGAGTGAGTTAGTTCTTCTAAGGTAAAGTTAGGGCTTAGGTTCATCTTTCTTATCCTTCTTCATATCCATTATCTTCTCCAGCGTACGTCCCCCGAAATAGAAAGACATAATCAACATTCCCCATTGACCTAGCAGTTCAACATAGTTGTTGTTTACTTCTATATCCCATGCTGACATCGTAGCAAAGGCAGAATAGACCAACAGGATAAAGACTAGCGTCATAGGTCGTATGTTCTTCGACAACCAGGAATCACTAGCCATGTCTGCTTCTTGACGCTTAGTAAGTTCTTGTGCCTCAATATTATCAGCGTTTAACTCAGCAAGCTTTCCTTCTTGCTGCATCTGTAGTAGTTCTTTCTGAGCCTTTGCCTTAGCTTCTGGATCAGGAATAAACTTATCTAGAACTTTCATCCCAACATCGAATAGTGCCATTAATGGTAACATTATTATTTAACTCCCCAAGTTAGATACCAAGCAATGACCGCAGCCACTGCATAGCACATGAACATTGCTCTACGAACCTTTGCCAAATCTTGTTTAAACTCTCTAGTAAGTTCATTGTCTTGTTTCTCTATCTTTTGTTTAATGGATTCGATTTCATTCCAGCGTTTAGCTCCATGCTTTCTAATGAAATCAGCTTTGACTTTAGCTTCTTCGATACGGATGGATTCTTGACGTTGCCATTCCATCAATGCTCTCTTGAAGTACTGCTCTTTAAAGACCTGAGCTTCTCGTATCTGTCTCTTACGCTCTAAGTCTTTCTGCTGTGCTACTGCTGCAGCATCCTTTTGTACATCGACAATACTCTTAGTAATAGATTTACTAGCCTCACGACTAGCATCCATACTACTTGTTACAGACTTTGCTCCTTCGATAAATCCAAATTGATTTGACATGATTCATTTTTCTCTGTCCTGCCGACGTTTACGTGCTTCATCGATACGATCTAATTCATCTAGATACTTTTCTAAAGCTTCCTCAGCCCTATAAAATTCTCGGTCTTTCTCTTCTTCATCAGCTTTTTTCATTTTAGCTTCTAAGAATTTTAGATCACTACGTATTTTCTTTTCAGTTCTTTCAGCTACATCTTCAAATACAATATCGTATATACGAACACCAGTTAAGTATTGGGCTTCACGTTGTTCCTCAGGCAAATCAATACGAGTCTCACGAGGAGTAAAGCCTAAGATCCCAGGAGTTGTAGTAACTTCTTTAGTAACTGGATCTACTGAGCGTGTGCCAAATACACCACCAGGATTAGCCCTATCAATCTCATTAAGCATTACAATATTTGATAATAACTTAGCTACATGAACAGGTACTTCAATGCCCATCACATCTGCTGTTTGCCCAGGATACTCCTGTATATTCTTACGACGGAAGTAGTCGTAGTTAGAGAAGAATTCTAAAGGTGCTTTCAGTAATGGAGAAATTCCTCCTAATGCAGTAGAAATTGTACTAGATAGTTTACCTCTTTCTATTGTAGAAGGTGCTGTCTCTGTATCTAAAAACTTAGTAAATGTTGTTAGATCAGAGAAGGGAATTAAGTTCTGTAATGTAATTGCCTTAGCAGTTCCAGGTACAGCAGGTTCTCCTAAGAATTTCTCAGCACCATAAATAGGCATAGCTGATCTGATATAATCAGGAACATCTTCGATATCAGGTACATCAGTCTCAAACTGAATATTCTCTCTAGCTAAGTTAAGCTTATTCACCTTATCTGGATGACGTACAAGAGCTTCTAATTGCAGAGGTAAGTTCTTACGTGACCATGTATAGAAAGGCATGAGACGCTTAAGAGTGCTACGCTCAAATGGGCTTAGATCACCGTAATCAAAGAGGTACTTACGCACTTGCGAAGCAGCCTCATCAAAGTTCTTTCCTTTATTTAAGGAGTCAATGAACAAAGCAATACGAGCATTGTCTTCAATAGTCTGACCTACTTTAAAACCACCACGAAGGATTGGATTCTTAGTAGATAATGTAAAAGGATTATAAGAACCTCCTTTTAATACGTCTTCTACAGTCCTAGCGATGTCTCCTGAGTACTGCCCTTCACCAAAGATACCACGAGTAGCCATTGCTTCATAAAGTTCGTCTGTCTTATAGCCAGCAATAGAACCATTCATATTATTCTTAGCAAGCTTTACTTGGAAAGCTGCAGCATCGGCATATGGCTTAGGAGTATTAACACCAGCAAGGTAGTTATTCCATAAGTTACCGATAGTATTCTTAGTATGGTATGCTGGACGAGCACCTAGAGACCACATCTTCCACCAGTTCTGAGCACCGTCATATACTTTTAAGAATTTGCTAATCTCTTCAGTATTTGTCAGAGTCTGATATGATCTGTTAAGACGCTGTGCTACTTCAGGGGCAAACTTCACACCTGGAATCTCAGGGACTGTGACGTAATTCGCAGGAGCTGCATCAGCACGAACTCCTAGCTCCGCAGCTTTGTTTAAGAAGCCACGACCAGCTATAGCATTAGCTGCGTTAAACTCAGAGACACCTGAAAGAATAGCAGGATCATCTTGGAAGAACTTAGTAGTTCCATAGATATTCTTAGCGTTGATCTCAGCTACTGTACCGTCAATGTCACGAGCTAGTGACTGAGGTGTCTTAGCAGAAGGACGGATACCAAAGAAATTCTTAGCTCCTTTGCTATTCAGAATATCGTCAGCTTCCTTAGTTAAGATGTGAGGCATATAAGTCTCACCTAAGTCACCAATATCAATACCAGCAGCTCTTTGTTGTTCTAAGATTTCACGATTACGAGCTACAATCTTCTGCTCCATTATTCCAATAACATCATCACTAATGTTACCTGTTTCAATGTCTTGTACTATCTTAGCTTTTAATTCGTTAACTGGAATGTTAGTCTGCTTAGACAATGCCTTAATCTGATTCTCTACTGCCTTAGCGTTCTGAACACCTTCGATTCTAGCTTTGTCTCTAACATAACGATAATCGTTGAATAGTTTCTGAGCTTTGTCTACGTCACCTGTGTTAATATTAAATGCTCTAAACAATTCATTATCTGCTAAGCGAGAAGTAATACCAACAGAATTATCTACTGTCTTAGCAGCAGTCTTAGCTGTATCAAAGAAAGGCTTAACTGTTCCTGTTTTGAGAGGATCAACAATAACATCTCCCATAAAACCAAGGAGCATAGATTTAACTGGATTATTGCGACGGAATTCATCAGGCAAAGCTTCTTGGAAGGAAGCCTTCTCTTCTCCTTTAATACCACGAATACTAGCCTTCTGAGCATTTGCTAAGTTCTTATCAGAAAGAATCTCCCATATCGGAGCACCACTCTTAAACTCAGGAGTTTGTCCGATAGCTTTTAGATACGTAGAGGTAGCTTGGAAGGGACGACTAAGGATCTCGATAGAATCAAGTAAGAAGTTACCAGTAGATTTACCAGCTTTTTGTACATCCTCAGGCAAAGCATTATAACCAGCCTTCACAACATTGCTAATCTTACTAGCTATTTCTTTAACTGGTTCTGGAATATTCTGAGAAATCTTATCGATAGCAGCTTTGTTTGTCTCAGCTACTAAAGGATCTACAGCAGGAGCTTGCTTTGCAGAAGGGTTGTATTGCTGCTGAGCATACGCAATAGCTTGTGCTTCGGTAGCACCTTCAGGAGCATTGACTTCTATTACAGCACCATCAGGAGCTGTTACTCTAAACAAAGGCATGAGTGTTCCTTATTTCTTAGCAGGAGGGGGAACTACTGTAGCAGACCATCCAGATTGTGCTGGTGCAGCGGGTGCTGTAGTGCTTCTACGAGGAGCAGGAGGAATAATCTCTCTAGCAGGAGTAATTGTACTTGCTGCAGCACCTGTCCAAGGATTACGTAAGGCTAACTTCTGAGCTGTAACTAACTCAGGATTCATTCTGTCTCGTCGCTCTAAAGGCTTAGTCCAGTCAATTCCGTTAGCTGTTAGAAGTTTAATAGCAGCTTCACGCTCTTCGTTCCAACGAGCACCTTGTTTAAAGTCGTTACCAATCTCTGATAATTCTTTTTTATTCTTTTTAATTTGACCTTCAAGATCTTCAATACGAAGAAGTCTGGTTTGTTCTTCCTGTGTTTCTTTTCTTCCTTCTTTTTCTGAAACTCTATACAAAGACAAAGCTCTTCCATAATCAGGATCGTTAGTTAACTTAAACTGCTTAGCAAAAGAAACAAGTTCTTCTCTATTTGTAGGCAAAGGTGTTTCTTCTGCGTTCCACTCTTTAGCTTTTTTTGCAATGTTTACAATTAAAGGATTAACATACACATCTACTGACTCAGGATCTTTTCTAACTGAGTCTTTTGCTTTGTCAAATATTTCACTTTCTTTTTGTTTGAACTTAATAAACTCAGCTTGTGCTTGAGCTTTAGCATCAGGATACTGAGCAGGAAGTGCATCAGCAACAGCTTTGTAATACTCAGCAGTACCTACTTGATACTGTGTACCAATGTCGTTAAGAACTTTAGAGATGTCAGCAATCTTCTTGTCTACTGGTGTCTCAGTTAATCCAAAAGCAGTTCCTCCGATCTGTGCTAAAGCAATACCCATCTTTTCATAAGGAGAACTAGCTTGTGAATACAGATTAGACCACAGCTTTTGTTGCTGCATGGAGTATTCTGCAGGATCGACTCCAAATAAACCTTTAGCGAATGTAGTTGCCATGATTATCCTTTAATTAACCCCACATCGAGCCAGTACCACGACGGCTCATACCATATGCCTGAGCACCGCCACTAATTAAGCCACTCCAGAAACCAGCATTAGCAGCATTAGCTGCAGCAGTTGCACCGTATTGTGTTTGTGCTCCTTGGATCTGACCACCAGTGTATATCTGTGCAGCTTGTCCAGCACCTGGCTGAGCAGCTTGCCCTAATTGTAAACCTAACTGATAAGGTTGCATAGCCATTTGTTCTACTTGACTAGAAGCTCCTAGTGTACCAAGCAATGGTTGGAATGCCTGAGCATATGTTCCATATTGTGTGCCTAATAAATTAGCACCTGTTCCAAGTAAACCAGTACCAAAGGCAACACGTTGTTGTCCTGCTTGTTCAGCTTCAGCAGCTAACTCTAAGTCTTGCCGAGCTAGTGCATTATAGTATGCTTGCATCTCAGGATTAGCTGGAGCACGACCTGTACCAGTCTGAACTCCTAAGCCACCACGACCAGTAGCAAAACCACGACTACGAAGACCAGCAAACTGTTGCTCACGTAGAGGCTGGAGCAGAGCCTGACGTGAAGAGATATAATCCTGAGCAACCTGCTCAGGAGAGGCAGCTAAGTATTCTTGACCAAGTTCAAACAATCGTTGAGACGCAGGAGTTAAAGGCTGTAAAGCTCCTCCAGCTTGTTCAGCATAGCGAAGAGAAGGATCAAGTTGACCGAACAAACGGTTTTGAATCGCTTGTAACTCAGGAGCAGCAGTATACCCCGCAGACGAGATATAAGGAATACCAGTTGCTGGGTCTATCTCACGAGTAAACTGAGAAGTACCAAATCTAGTAGTCATTCCTACTGGTCTAAACGCAGCAGCAGCAGCCCCTTCTCTTGATGCTTGACGCATCTGATTAGCAGCTTCTTCACCAGCTCTTCGAGTTCCGCTTGCTCCTGTAAATATATCTGCTATACCGCTAACTAAGCTACCCATTATTTGCTCCTACTATAGATGTCATACATTTGTTTATCATTACCTAAAAAGGGTTGTTCATATTTAAAACCAATTACACTACTAAATTTACTTAGTTTCTTATCTCGTTGATTAACCATTGCTAATAAGGGACAGTTTACTAAATACTGCAATATATTTAAGTCTTCTAAATACTTTGTCTTTACTTCTGGTGTCCACTTATGTACATCTGTATGAAACCACAACATCCCTTCAAAAAACTCTAGAAACATTGTGTAGTCGTCTCTAATGACTACAGGTACTTTCATTAGTTACCAAAGAAATACACATAAAAAGCACCGTCCTCTGCAGCTCCACTATCTGTTCTTGAACGCTGCATTTGTAAAGATCCTGCTGCTTTAGATACTGTGTTTTGAATAACAGCCATAATTCCTGGAGTAGTAGCAGCAGAGTTTGCTTGTCCTGTACTTAATACCATATAGTTTGCATTAGAGAAAGCATTAGTAAAAGTAATCGTATAAAGACCTGTTCCAGGACTGGTGACTGAAGCTATATTATTACTAGCTGTGAGTCCTCCATCATAATACAACCAAGCAATCTTAGTAAATGAAGGAGTAAAAGAAGTCCAAGTAGTTCCGTTTGATTGTAAAATATTTCCACTGTTTCCTGGAGCAACTAAGTTTCCATTTAATGCAGAAGTTCCATTTCCTAAAACAACACTATTAGCTGTAAAAGTACTAGCCCCTGTTCCACCGTCTGCTACAGCAATATCAGTAGTTAAACTACTAACACTTCCACCAGTAATTGTTGCACCTGAAACTGTAGCTGTATTAATTGTAGGACTAGTTAGTGTTTTATTTGTTAAAGTAACAGTTGCTGTTCTTTCGGCTGTAATTTCACCGTTTACAAAAGCAGTAGTAGCTACTTGTGTTGTATTAGTACCTGCAGTAGCAGTAGGGGCTGTAGGAGTTCCTGTTAAAGCAGGACTGTTAATATCAGCCTTAGAAGAAATAGCTGAGGCAATCGCAGTAAACTCAGTATCAATCTCTGTACCCTTAACAATCTTACCAGAGTTGCCTGTAGGTAGAGTATCTTTTGCTGTAAAATTAGTTGCTTTTGTGTAATTTGCCATATTATGTCCTTAGACTAAAGTCTTTCCTTGCTTAATTGCTACGTCTATTTTTTGAATTGAAACTGGGTTTCCGTTAATATCTGCTTCTAATCCTAATTGCATTACAGTTCCTTGACCGCCAGCATTAACATTAAAACGATCTAAAACAATACCTGAAGTATATTCAGCAATATTATATTCTGTTGAACCAGCAATAGTATCTATAGTAGAGTTATTATATTCATACACCGTAGCAGCGTCTAGAAAATATGTAGTAGCTTGATAGCCTTCGCTATAATCAAATCCCCATTTAATAGCTACGGACTGATTAGTACCGCCAATTAATATCCAACCAATCTTCTTTAATATTTTAAGATTTGTAGCAGCATCAAAGTCAAAGTAGTTAGTATAATATGCAAGACGATAACTAGATGTATTATCAGCATAACCAAAGTACTTACCAATATATCCAGGTTTTCCTAAATATAAATCTCTATTCTGTGTTACAAAGAATGACTTAGGTTCTATGCTGTCCCAAATTGTAACTCTCATTGAACCATCTTGTAGTGGGGCACGAGTATCAAAGCAATATACAAACTTAGTCGTAGGAAGTGTTAATAAATATATAGCATCTCTTTCGTAGTAGATGCTTTTAATCTTAGTTAAATCTGTCTCAGATGCTACAGCAGTCATCAGTTCATCACGGACATTCTTAGAGATGTCACGCATTGGCATGGACTTCTCTTGAATTACTCGCTGTAGACTACGAACTCCTGAGTCAGATAAGAACAACACATCTGTTGCAATATTCTGTACTGAATCTCTAGCAATACATCCTACGTTATAGATAATCTCAACAAGAGTTAATGCTCCTGTGTCTAACGGATTAGCATATATTGCTATATTCTTACGACCAAAGAATATGATAAATCCATTATGTGCTGCAGCAGCGACTACAGGATCTCCATTAGGAAGAACTTCTTGTAGGTTAATATACCCAGCAGATCCATTCTGAAAGTCTGTACCAGCTAATAAGTCACTGAAATAAACAGTCTGCGTATCGCCTGTGATTCCACCGCACCAGATTCTTCCGTACGCAGATAAGACCCAGCTAGGCATGAATGTCGATGTGCTATGATTTGCTGGAAGTTTAGCATCATCACCAACACGCTGAAAGCCAAAAGTCCCACTATTGTGAGCATCAAAAGCACCACCAGATGTAGGCAATTCATGATACACTAGCATTGGGTGTGCATCTTGTGCTAAATACACATGAGGCTGGAAGTCGCTAACGTCTCCGTAAGACATAGCAGCACCTTGCCAGTTATTACCTGTAATGGTATAAGTAGCGTCACCACTGTTAGTAGCATTACGTACTGTCTTGGTAGTCATCGTAGTTGTTCCTACGAATAGCTTATTATTACCAGCACTTAACACTTGATTACTACCGCCACCTACTACTTCAAATAAAAACTCTACTGCATTACCTGCTCCTAAGTCAGTATTAACTGAGGAGTTGACAGGAGTCCATCCACGTCTTGCTCCGATACGACCATACTTATCGATCACACAGTTCTGAGCTTTTAATGCAAAGCCAGAAGACAAAGTAATACTAGATTCTTGGAGGTTAAGTCCATAGAATCCAGGAGCTGCTATTGATGCTGTTTGTAGTGGACTAGCCATTAGTTCCAGACCCACTCTTGTTCTTCTAAATACCGTCCTGATTCGAGTGCTATAGCGTCTGCTAGGCTCTGACGCATGAGTTGATATGTCTCCCCAGCCTGAACTCCTCCATCCTCACCACGCTCTGCCTGAGCCCTTGCAAGAGCACCTAGGATTACAGGCTCTTCAGGAACTAATAAAGTATCAGCGTTGGATACTAAGGGTACTTGTGGTTTAATGATATTAAAACGAATGTTATATGCACCGTTAGGAATAGGATATAGATCCACCTGAGTATCTCCGTTGGAGTTAGTACCATTAAAGTTATAATAAGCAGGAGACCCCTTCTGAGGAGTAGTCATTAAAAACTGTTGATCCATCCACCTAGTAGAGGCTAGTTCTACGAATGAATTCTGAGTATCGTTAATAACATCAACGACTCTAAATCTTTGTCCTGAACCTGTTAAAACATAGTTAAATATGTCTGCTGTAGTCGTAGCAGATAAAGTCTCAGACAAAGCATTCCAATTATAGGAATCCTCAACCATACGTTTAGAATCGTTGACAAACCTAGCAATCAATTTTACATAGGCATTATCAGAGACCGAGGAAGCCTCAGGCTCACGAAGCCGTATCAGTACGTCATTTACTAGTTGAATGTAGTTCATATCTCTATATTATACCATAAAATTGATTAAAAGTCAATACTTACCACTTAACTTTATCAGCCCAGTACGCAGCAGACAGTTTACCTTTAGCAATATTTGCAGCATGTCGAGCTTTGAAGCTCTTCTGTCTAGCCTTCTCTGCTGGTGTCTTAGGGTTTGAACCTGCTCCGCTTACACCTTGTTGACCAAAACGAATTAACTTCTCCGTATCTCCAGACTTAGCCAACACAGCATGGGACTTAGTAGGATGTCCTGGAGTACGTTTAGGCTTGTTATAGCCTGAGAAAGTTTCCTTACCTTTTTTAATCATTTCTTCTTCGCTGTCTTAGCAGCTTCCTTAAAAGCTTTAGCAGTAGGAGCACCCTTAGCACCTACCTTACGCATCTTCTCGCCTGATCCTGCAGCGATACGACGACGCTTTGCTGCGATATTGGCATATAAGCCAGGCTTAGTAGCCACGCATAGCTCCCATTTTCTTCATGGGCTTAGCAACTACCTTAGCACCAGTCTTCTTAGCGTATGTCTTAGCTTGCTTCTTACCTTTAGCGGTGTAAGGGAACTTCTTATCTTTGACCATTGGCATATTATTTCCTTTTCTTGGGTTTAGCTACTTTAGCGGTTGATAATGCGATTGCGACTGCTTGCTTCTGTGGTCTTCCTTCTTTGACCATCTTAGAGATGTTCTTACTGATTGTCTTCTGGGATTTGCCTTTAGCGAGTGGCATAATTATTCCTTATAGAAAGTTCTGTACGGTACTGCGTTGCTCTAGTTCCATGCTCACAGTAATAGACATTGAAGATCCTGTCTCAGACTGTACTCGGATCTCATCTCCTTCGTCTAATACTACATATGCACCACCATTAAACTGTACATATTTTTTAGCATCGAGATTATACCCGTCAATAACAACAATCTCAGTATTTTCGCTGGAATCGTACCACCAAAGACTAACTGATTTATTACTACCAGTATGATTACTAATATGTGCTAAAGTCCACTTAGCAATGTTTCTAGTGGGAACAGTAAAGACAGTTGTCTTAACATTAGCAGTTAGGTTTTTACCTACGGAATGTGGTCTACTCATTTACGGAATACCAAATCAGCCATCCAAGTTACAAAACCACCAAAGACTGAGGCAGCTCCCATGATAGCCCACAAAGATCCTTTAGATCTCTCAGCCATTGCTACGAGTTTTTTAATGTCATGCTCCATTGCACTTACTTTGGATTCTAAGTTTTCTACAGCATGTACTAACTTGCCGTATTCTATCGGGTCTATATCTGCCATGATTTATTCTTATTAAGGAATCATTGAAGGATCAATAATATCGCCACTGTCATCACGAACACCGTGAATACAACAAGCAGTTGTTCCGTCTTCTAATGCTTCAAGACGATGTTCTTTATCTTTAGCAATAAAAATTAAATGAGGAGCAGTAAAAACTGTTTCTTTTCCATCACTAGTAATTTTTAAACTACCTTTAGATAACAAAGTAACGTGGTCAAAATCATGAGTATGTCCTTCTTCAATGTCTCCAGCTTTTTCAAAAGACATCATACGAATAAAAACATTTGCTACTTTACCAATAGTAATTAAAGGATATGACATTATAACTCCGTTACGTTAATAGTATCCCAAGTCCATGTATCAGTATTTAGTACAGAACTTGGATGGGGTTTTGGTGCAATAAATACATCATTTACATGATCGTATGTATAACCTATACCAGCATAATTACCTCTTAAAGCTACACCACCATCAGGCTTTCCGTCTTGTCCATAGTGAACATTTCCGTATGTGTTATAAGATGTTTGAATCCATTGACCAGGCGATGTATCTACAAAAGTTTCAAAAAACTCTGACTCGGCGGAAATAACTGAAACAACTTTTCCGTCAACAACTTTAGCAAAGTAACTCATGCTGTATAACTCCCTGAAGTTGCAAATTGTAAAATTGTATTTGAACCACTTGTAAATGGTGGAGTAACTAAAGTGCCAGTATATATTCCTGTGTATTTTGCAGTTGGTATAGAAAGAATAACTTGTCCAACAGCACCATTACCACCTCTACCAGAATAAGGAGAACCAGCTCCTCCACCAGAGCCAGTATAAGCTGTTGCATTTCCACCAGCACCTCCATTAGACGCACCGCCTGTTCCGCCACCTGCTGAACCAGCACCGCCAGTACCGCCAACACGATATTCACCGTATCCACCACCACCACCTGCACGAGATACTGCTGAACCTGTGATAGAAGACGATGTACCAGCTCCTCCAGTAGCTCCACTAGAAGTTGTTGGTGCTGCACCTGCACCTCCAGAGCCTCCACCAGAAGCACCACCGTTGGAGTAAGTCGAACCAGCACCGCCATTGTTTCCTTGTCCTGAAGTACCTGTTCCTGCAGCACCGTTACCAGAACCACCACCGCCTCCAGAACCACCATTTAAACCTGCAGTAAGTCCTCCAGTTGCAGATCCACCGCCTCCTCCTGCAACAGCAGTTAAACCAAAAGCAGTAGTGTCTGTTCCTGATGCTCGACCAGATGTTGTGCCAGTACCACCAGCACCAATAGTAAAACTATAAGTAGTGTTTGGAGATAAATTTGTAGTTCCAGATAAATATCCACCAGAACCTCCGCCACCACCAGCGTTACCACCACCAGCACCTCCGCCAGCAATAATAACATAACTTGCAGAATAAGGGGCAAGAGTATTAGCAACTGTAATTGAACCAGTACCGTTAGTAATAGAGATTCCGTCTCCAGCAGTTAACGTAGCTTTTGTTAAAGTATTTCCAGTTGTGTTTCCAATGAGGAGTTGACCGTTTGTATAACTTGTTTCCCCTGTACCACCATTAGCCACAGCAACAGTGCCAGTTACATTTGAAGCAGTACCAGTAGTGTTTTGATTTAACGTAGGAATGTCTGCTGCTACAATAGCACGAAACGTAGGAGATCCCGCTGAACCGTTAGGAGCTGCTAAAACAAAGTTTGCAGTCTTTGACGCATATGGATTTTGTGTATCTCCGTATCCAGAAGCAAGGCTTATTGCTGGGGTGTTTCCTCCACTAGAACTTACTGGAGAAGTACCTGTGACAGAAGTAACAGCAGAAGTTAAATATGTATTAGTATCTAATGACCAAGTATTAGCAGCAGTTTTCTTAAGTAAACCAGATGTTCCTGAAATAGCTGCAATAGCGTCTAAGTCAGCATCCCATGCTTGTACATGAGTACCGATAGCAACACCTAAGTTAGTCCTAGCAGTACCTGTATTTGTTAAGTCAGATAAATTGTTAGCAGCAAGCAAAGCACCAGACAGTGAAGCATAAGCGTTTAGCCAAGCAGAACCACTCCAAACCTTCATCTCATTGCTAGTGGTGTTGAAGTATAATGCACCAGTTAATAGAGCATTACCATCATTATCGAGCGTAGGGGCAGTAGACTTTGCACCTAAGTAACGATCATCGAATGAATCATAGGAGGACGCAGCAGCAGTGGCTGAGTTTGCAGCATTAGTTTCTGAAGTAGCAGCATTAGATGCTGAAGTAGACGCAGCAGATGCTGAGTTGCTGGCATTTGTAGCACTCGTAGCAGCAGCACTAGCGGAGTTGCTTGCATTAGTTGCTGAGGTAGATGCTGCGGATGCAGAGTTAGATGCGTTAGTTGCTGAGGTTGAAGCAGCACTAGCAGAAGCAGCAGCGTTAGTCTCTGCAGTTTCTGCATTAGTCTCTGCTGTTTGAGCTGCTGTAGCACTATTCGCAGCAGCAGTTGCTGAGTTTGCTGCAGCCGTAGCAGAGTTAGATGCATTAGTTGCTGAGGTTGAAGCAGCAGACGCACTGTTAGACGCATTAGTAGCTTGTGTTGTTGCAGTAGACGCAGAATTACTTGCACTCGTAGCAGAGTTTGCAGCGTTGGTTGCTGAAGTTGAAGCGTTGCTTGCTGAGGTAGACGCAGCAGATGCTGATGAAGCAGCATTGCTGGCTGATGTAGATGCGTTAGAAGCTGAAGTAGAAGCTGCAGAAGCAGAACTTGCAGCGTTAGATGCGGATGTTGAGGCAGCCGATGCTGATGAAGCAGCATTGGTTTCAGCAGTTTCTGCGTTAGTCTCTGCAGTTTCTGCATTAGTCTCTGCTGTCTCAGCATTTGTTTCAGCAGTTTGAGCTGCAGCTTGGGCAGCCTCTGCAGCAGCCTGTGCTGCTATAGCTGCATTTTTAGCCTGAACTGTAAGCAGAGCTTCACTAGCTGCGTCATTGGTTGCATCTCCTGTACCACCAGCTCCTCGGTAGATACCCATTCAACTATCTCCTATATTTGTTTAAATACACTCATCGAATGCACTTAAAGAAAACTCCCCAGCCGAAGCTGGAGAGTCTTAGGAACTACTATTAGCCGTTTACAGCTAATACAAAGCCAGTCTCAGGACGTACTACTTTAACACCGTAGAGGGTGTCAGCAGTGTACAGAGTAGATAAATACTCTTGTTTGTACTGAGTCTGTGAACGAACAGACATTTGCTCAGCAAGAACCATGGTATCTTTATGAGCCAAGATAGCTGCTTTAACATCGCCACCAACGCTGTTGTTAGCATCAGTCTCAATGATTGGAGCATTGCTTGTTACATAGATGTCGATACCATACAACTGACCGATCTGACCGTTGTTTACACCACGACCATCAACGAAATCAGAGCT